TGGTGAGGAGGGTTCTATTATGGGCAGAGGAAGGCCGCCTAAAGAAATAGACAAGGAGCAGTTTGAGAAGTTGTGCGAAATTCAGTGCACGAGGGATGAAATTTGTGAAGTCCTGGACGTGACTGACAAGACGCTGACCGGATGGTGCCGGCGGACGTATGACAAATCTTTCTCTGAAGTATTCAGCAAAAAAGAAAACGCGGCTTCGCAAGTCTGAGAAGACATCAGTACGAAGAAGCGAAAAACGGAAGCACAACAATGCTTATATGGCTCGGAAAACAATGGCTCGGTCAGTCAGAAAAACCGGCGGCCGACGTTGAAGAGTCTGAAATATCTGAAGAAGTTGAAGCACTGCTTGCCGAGCTCGATATGGAATGAGGTGTTATCATGCAGAAAAACATCTCAGACCGCATACGTAACTCAAAGAAGTGTCATGCTCTCAGACAGGATCTTCTTGACCAGCTAAGTGCAGCAGGTCTTAACTCAGCAGTAAACCGTGATCTTGTTGAAGATTACGTGTCTCTGTGGGTTATCAAACAATGGGTCATGATCGATATTCGCACACGCGGTCCGGTGATAACGTACAATAACGGCGGCGGTCAGAGTGGTACGAAGGAAAACCCTTCTATCGCTTATCAGCTTAAGATCAGTTCACAGATGCTTAAAATCTTAAAGCAACTGGGATTAAGCGGTGAAAACTCCGCAGGTGGTGACGCTTTTGACGGGCTATAGACAAATCGATGATTATATCGAAATGGTACGCAATGACGTACCGCATCCCTATTGCGTGTGGCAGCATAAGCTGTGTGACTTTATCGAAAAGACCTTTGCTGAAGAAGATTGCTACGTTGATGAAGATCAACTGAAAAAATATTTAGCTTTCCAGAAGTATTTTCCATATACTCTTTTACCCTGGGAGATATTCGTTTTTACCCTGCACATGTGTACCTACACAGCGGACGGCGATCTAAGATTTCCTTACCTCTTTTTGAACGTCGGCCGTGGTGCAGGAAAAACGGATTCTTAAGTTTCGTGGACTTCTGCCTTATGACTCCCGTGCATGGAGTACGTGAATACGATGTTTACATCTATGCAATGAGTGAAGATCAGGCAAAGACTTCATGGATGGATATATATAACATCCTTGAAGACAACAAGAAGACAATGTCAAAGTTCTTCTACTGGACTAAGGAAAAGATCACAAACCTTAATACAAGAAGTTCACTTTACTTCTGTACCAGTTCTGCAAAGACAAAGGACGGTCAGCGTCCGGGCGCGATCTCATTTGACGAATACCATGCATATGAGTCAATGAAGCTTGTGAACGTTGCTGAAACTGGTCTCGGTAAAAAGAAATTCTCCCGTAAAACGATCATCACTACAAACGGACTTGTCAGGGGTGGCCCTTATGACATGAAGCTTGAAGAAGGCAAGGCGTTCTGGACGGTGATGAAAGTGACGACGGACAGCTTTTCTTTATCTGCTGCATTGACAACATCGATGAAGTGGATTCTGAAGAAGCATGGTTCAAGGCAAATCCGTCGCTTTATCCTGATATGGCAACATATCACAGCATGATGCGACAGATGCGTATTGAATACAAGGCGTACAAGCGTAACCCTGCCGAGAACGTAAGCTTTCCGGCAAAACGTATGAACCTTCCTCCGGCTGAACTGGAGAATGAGGTCACGTCGTGGGAGAACGTTAAAGCGACAAATCAGCCGATCGACGAAGACGCGATCTACGGAATGCCTTGCGTCGGCGGCATAGACTACATGAAGTCAACTGATTTCCTTTCCGCCGGGCTCCTGTTCCGTGTAGGTGAGAAAGATTACTGGATTCAGAAGACATGGGTATGCAAGTCATGCCGTGACCTTCCGAAAATCAAAGCACCTCTCACGGAATGGGCAGTCAAGGGCGACATTGAATTTGTTGACGCAAAGGAGATACCGCCGGAACTTCCTGCAATATGGCTTGAAAACGAAGCGGCAAAGCGTAACTCACGCTTACTCCTTATCGGAATAGATGATTACAGGTATCAGCTCATGCAGAAAGCACTGCTTGACATTAACTTCAGTGCTGAAGATGGCTGGAACAATGTAGTCAAGATAAGACCGCGTGATGAAATGAAGCGTATTCCTTTGATCACGAGCGGCTTTATCAATCAGAAATTCGCTGTCGGCGACACGCCTGTTTTCAGGTGGGCAGTACAAAACAGCATGACGGTCGTTTCACCGGCCGGAAACATAACTTACGGTAAGATCGAGCCGAAATCACGAAAGACTGACCCGTTCAAAGCGTTTGTGGCGGCAGAATGTGTTTCAGATGTGCTCGATGAATACAATACAAATAATGCAATACCGATACTCGATGTAGTATCGTGGTAAGGTGGTGAAAACATGAAGCTATTCGGACACGAGTGGACGTTCAAGAAGAATTCAAACACGAAAAACTTTCTGGAAATGGTCGTGGATGAACAGGAGGAAATGCATCTTTATCTTTATGCATACGCACTTCATGTAGTTATCGACCTTATCGCTTCCATTATGTCGAACATCGAATTTAAGACTTACGCAAAGGACGACGTTGAAAAGAAATCTGTTATCTGGACGAAACTTAACGTTCACCCGAACAGAAATCAGACCTCAACGGAATTCATGAAGGAGCTGACACGCAAGCTTCTTTTAGGCGATGTTCTTATAGTTGAAATCGACGGTCAGTACATTATCGCTGACGACTTTACGATAAAGGAAAACGCGGTCATTGATAATGTTTTTACAAATGTCCGCAAAGGCGAGTACCAGTTCCGTGAAAAGCAGTTCAAAGCTAAAGACGTGATCTATCTGACTTATGGCAACCGTGCTATAAATTCAATAATCATGGGCATTACGGAACTTTACGAAAAGCTGATAGGTACTGCATCCGACAAATACGCACGAAGTGGCGAGGAAAAAGGTGTTCTTTCCATTGATCAGGCGGAAAGAGGACGCAAGGACTTTGCAGAGATCTATGAAGATCTCATAAACAACAGGTTCAAGACGTTCTTTAGTCGTGGAAACCACGTACTTCCGTTATTCAATGGCTACACTTACACCTCAAACACGGCCGAGGCGACAAAGAAGTACAGCAACGAGATCACTGATGTGAAGACGCTGTTCGAGGATGCGATATCAAGAGTCGCGCAGGCATACAAGGTGCCTGTCGGACTCATAAGAGGGGACGTTGCCGGAATCAAGGATGCATACACGATGTTCCTTACAAACTGCATTGACCCTATAGCCCATATGATCGGTGAGGAATTCACCTACAAGATCTATTCTGAAGATCAGATCATTGACGGCTATGCGATCGAAGCAGACACAACGAATATCAAGCATATTGATATCTTTGACCTTGCGACAAGTATTGATAAGCTGATTGCATCCGGATTCCTCAGCATCGATGAAGTACGTGAAAAGGCCGGACTCAGAGGACTTAATGAACTCTGGTCTACTGCTCACTACATGACCCTGAACTATACCACAGCAGAAGCGGCAGTCGCAGCCGGTGCGGAAACAAGCCGACAGGCGGCGGAAAATGCCGATAATTCTGATAATAACGACGATGAAGGGAGTGAAGAAGAATGAGTATGTATGACATACGCAACAGTGCTGAATCATCAGACGAACTTGACATCTATATCTATTCCGACATTGACAATTGCTGGTGGGATGATAGCTGCATGAGTGCAAACAAGTTCAGAAAAGAGCTTGAAAAGCACAAGGATGCAAAGCAGATAAATCTGTATATCAACTCAATGGGCGGTTCAGTTTCGGAAGGTGTTACCATTTACAATCAGATTCGTCGTCATTCCGCAAAGGTGACAGCGTACATTGACGGTTTTGCGTGTTCTATCGCAAGTGTAATTCCGATGGCGGCTGATGAAGTAGTCATGGGAGAAAACACAATGCTCATGATCCACAATCCGTGGACGATCACCTGGGGTAATGCCAAGGACTTAAGAAAACAGCAGAGGATCTTGACAAAGTACGAGATGGCTGTATTATTCCGGCATACAAGGCAAGGTGCGGTGATAAACTCTCGGATGAAAAGCTTATAGAACTGCTTGACAACGAGACTTTCCTTACTGCGGCCGAGTGCCTGGAATACGGATTATGCGACAGAGTTGTTACGATCACAAAAGATGAAAAGAAGACTGAAGCTGAAAACAAGGTGAAAGAAGCTATGGATCATGCAAAGACAGGATTCATGGAGAACTTTGCAGAACGTTTCGGTGTTATGGTTGCAAAGGCAAAGAAATGCGAACCCGTACCAAAGGCAGCGGAAACACCTGAGGACGCTGCCGAAAAGCAGCAGGATAATGCGGATGAAGAGAAAAATCCTGCGAACGCAGTAAAAAATTCTGCGGACGCTGCCGAAAAGCAGCAGGACGATGTTACCGACATTACTGACGGGAACATGGAAACTGAATCAGAACCGGAAAAGGAAGATAAAACCCCGGACGGTTGAGGATAAAGTGAACACAAACGACTATTTCTTAAAATTACTCAAAGGAGAGATGTAAAATGACAAATCTTGACGCTACAAAAGACAAGAAGAACGAGCTTTACAATGCCGTAACTGCGGCACTTGCAAGCGGCAATGAGGAACAGATCAAGGCTGCCGTTATGGATTTACAGGAATTCAACAAGGCAGAACTTAAGGCTATCTACAACGAATATGAAGAGAGCAAGGACGAAGCAGTTCTTGAATCACGCGGTGTAAAGGCTCTTACATCAGAGGAAACAAAGTTCTGGAATAGCTTTATTTCAGACGCAAAGAGACGTTTCGGTATGCAGAATTCAGCTTCTGACGGTGTTTATACCGGCATTATGGAACTTCTTCCAAAGACAGAGTACTTCTCAATCGTTGAAGAACTTAAGCAGGAACATCCGCTTCTCAGCGTGATCAACTTCACAAATACAAGCGCTGTAACAAAGTGGACTATCGACAACAGCGCAGAACAGCGTGCTACATGGGATGAACTCAATACACCAATTACAACTGCACTCGAAGGCGGCCCGTTCATGACTGTTGACATGACACTTGCAAAGCTTACAGCATATATTTTCGTATCAAACGATATGCTTTGATCTCGGTCCGAGATGGGTTGCGGCTTATAGCACAACTTTACTCAAAGAGGCCGTTTGGTTAGGATTGGAATATGCCATCGTTGCTGGAAATGGCAAGAAAATGCC